GTTTATTTCAGATTTTATACTTGGTAAGTTACTTATTTCAACAGGATCTAATTTATAATATAAAAGTTTTGGTGTATCTTTATTAACAGTTAAAGTAACTGTTGCTGTGCCATCAACACCAATAGTTCCATTTCTTTGAACGTTGAAATTATCTTCAAGAGCATTTTTATCATATTGATAACAGAATCCACTATCTTTATAAAAATTCAATTGGAATGCTGGATATGATGTTCCCTGCACTTTATACCCCAATGATCCATCAGCAAGTGTAAACGTCACTGTAGCGTCTCTGAAGACGTGTAGAGGGGGGTTAATTGGTTTAATGGTACCACCAGTTCCTGTGGTTCCTATTCCAACAATTTCTGGAATACCTTGAATAGAATTATAATATGTTTCTGATAATTTAATTGTATCTTTATCAACTTTGACAGCGTAGTAAATCTTATTATCAATTAGTCCTTCAGCAGGTCCACTCGATGTATGAATAATTTTTTGACCAGTTTCAAGATTATGATCTTTTACAGTTATTGAATCTGTTGTTGTAGTAATATCGCCACCAGTAAATTCTCTTGGATCTACAATTAATTTTCTATGATAATCATCATATTTGAAAACAAATGATGTAGACGCTCCAGCATTTACATCAATCTCTGCATGATGCCCAACATGCAATCCATGTTTTGTTACTCCAGTATCAACGGTTACAAGATTCCTTGAGATCTCACCTGTTATCGGAACATAGGTAGTTTTAATGCTATGAGTATTACCAACACCAACACTTCTAAAGTAAACTGGAGTTTGATTCCTACCACCAACTGATCCAGTTTCAAGACCAATGTAAATTCCAGTTGTACCTAATCCAACTCTTACAGTTGCTAAACCAACTAAAGTATCACTAAATCTTGCAACAAAGAACTCTTGCCCATCAGTTGCTTTCTTAACTCCTGATGTTGATCCTATTGTCGTATGTCCCGATTCAGAATATAAGAATCCATCACCACCAGTACCTGGAGAATATGTTACTTTATCCCCTGTTGCTAAAGCATGATCTGGCATGTAGAGTGCTTGAGTTGGAATAAAGATTGAAGATATTCCTAAATTAGTTGATGTTATTCCAGTGAAGAATATGGTAGTTCCAATACCAACACCAGCAGTAGATCCAAGTCCAACAGCTTCTGTTGGGTTGAAATAATATTGCCTATTAATTTTATAATTATGATCAGTCTTAAATCCAGCATTTATTTTTATTTGTCTTTGATTAACTGTCATTACTGCACCTGCAGTATGAGCAGCACTTACACCATTTGATGCTCTTTCAACCCTAAGTGCAGATGCGTTTTTGAGAACCTCTATTACTCTTACTTCTTCAGTTCCAATACCAACAATATCATTTTCTCTGATTTGATCAAAACCAAGATCTCTACCAACAACATTGAAATGTGTTACTATTCCACTCGCTCCTGCAGTTCCTATTCCACCACCACCAGTGGTTCCTATTCCAGCAAACACATATGTAGTGGTTGTAACGCCAGCAACATAAGAACGTTCCAATCCAGTGGTTGATGTTGATAATCCACTAATTGATATTACATCAAGATTATTAAAATTATGAGGATTTGTTGTATAAAGAGTATATTGATTTTTGCCAGTTGGATATATCTCAACATTAGTAATAGAGCTAGTAGCAACACTTATTGACTCAACAGACACTCCTTTTACTTTTGACACTCTTGCTGCCACACCAGAACCACTAGTTCCACTATTATCAAAAACTAATTCATCATTTACTTTATATCCAGAACCAGAGGTAATTATACCAACCTCTTCAATTTTACCAGGAGTAACTCCTTGGATATCTACTGTCTGTTCTAAATTATTTGGTATTGTTAGGTATTTGTATTTTATCTTACCTTCAATTAAATTATATGGTTTAGTATTTCTGAAATAATCTGTATTATTCAGATCAAATTCATCTTGGTTAGATTGTTTGCTAAAGTTAAACTCATCAACTCTACCATAAAATGTATTTCCAATAAAATATGGGAATGTTGGTTTAAAGAAACCATTAAATGGTGCTGTTTGTGATACTATAGAATCAATGGTTGCAAAATATGCATAAGTCCCATTTGGATATTCTGGAGTTACACAAAATCTTCCATTATTTTGATCTAATACAGTATCTTCATTTTTTGGTTTAAAAGTAAAATCTTCAACAAAAAATTCTGGTGGGAATATTGCAACAGAAGGTCTATTTTCTTTCTTAACTGCTTCTTCTACATAACCACTTCTTAATTTACTTACTAAACCACCCTCTTTAGTAATGTAACCATATGGTCCATAAATTGGATGTCCATCGTATGCCCAACCGATGATGGGAGAATGATTTTCTGATGCTTGCTCTTGACCTTCTTGTCTAGTTAAATCTTTTTGACCGTATATAATATCTCCTTCTGAATTTACTGAATATACAGATTCTCTGAATTTTCTTGGAGCATACAAATGTGCATATTGTAATCCAAATCCTCTATTAGTTCCTCTTTCTATAAAACCATCATCATCCTCTACAAAAGACTCTAACTTCTTAACTAGGTTGACTGTCCATGATTGTAGTTGTGGATCAAAATCAACACCTCTTCCAGTAAACACAACTATTCCTGAAGTGTTCTGTTGTGTGTATCCAGAACCAGGTTCAACTACTTTTACAGAACTCAATAAACCATCAGAAGATAATATTGGTGTAACTGAAGCTCCTATACCATCACCAGTAATTCTTATATCAGGTGGAGAAGTATATTTCTTTCCTTTATTAAGAACAACAACTTCAGTTATTTTCCCATCAACTACAATAGGGAGAATTTCTGCTTGAGATCCAGATATGAGGCTAACGTCTGGTTTTCTATTATGGTTAATAATTTCACCAGATCCATATCCACTACCTTTATTTTCTAAATTAACAGATGTAATTTGCCCCCTAATAATTGGTTGGACATCTGCTTGGAAAGTTTCCAGTCCAGTAGAAGCAATTCCAACATTACCATCTACAGTAACTGTTATATCAGGATAATTAAAGGAATGTGTTCCTATGCCAGTAGATGAAAACTTAATATATTGGCGAGATTGATAGAAGTAATCAATACCATTTGTTGTACCAACTCCAACATTTGCTAATCTAAATTTATCATCACTAACTTTTAAAACATAATATTTTGATCCATCAGTAAGATTACCAATACCTGTATCACCAGATGTGTACTTTATTATCTCACCATCTTTATAATCATGATCCTCAATGGTGATATCACAATGAGAAGTGCTTACTCCAGTAGCAGCAGCAACTTTTCTTAATTTATTTTCATAAGTTCCACCTGATATAACATTAACACCAGCAACTACAGATTTTTTATTGAAAGATCTTAAAGACTGTTTACCAACACCGAATGAAGTGAGTTCCACAGTATTGATACCTGCTAATGCATCTCTTTCTGTTGGGTATAATTTTATTTTTGTAAAACTCTCTTTTGCATTACCTTCTTCAACAAATGTAGAAACATAGTATTCTGAATTTGTTGTCATTCCGCCAACGCCTTGCTGGTTGACTGAATCATATATTACTCTCTCACCATTTCTAAATTTATGGAAAGTGCTAAATCCAATAGTTTGTCCAATTGTACCTGTTGTACCTAAACCAACTTGAGCAGATGGACCATCAGCAAAGAAATCTACTGAGTGGTCAATATTCTTCATATTTACTGAAACTGAAGAAGGAGTTCCGTTACCACCAGATATTGTTACTGTTGGTACATCAAGATAATCAAATCCACTATCTAAAATTCTTAATTGACTTAAAACACCCCTAACTGAAACGTTACCAGTTGCACCAGTTCCAAGAGTATCTTCAATTAATAATGCAGGTGGATTTACAACATCATATTCTAGACCAGGATCAAGAACATCAATTTTTTTAATTTCACCAAAATGAACTCGATCAGCTGATTTGTAATTTAATATCTCAACTCCATTTCCCAAAATTCCATTATATCCTGGTTTTGTTTCTGGTTTTACTGATCTATCATGAATAGGTTCAGAAACCTTCCTTAATATCTTTTGAGACTCTAGAGTTTGATTTCTAAATTCATATGGTTGTAAAGTATTATCAGTAACAGTGGTTGAACTTTCAACCTCAATAAATTTTTCATTGAATATATCAGTTCTACTTTTCGCAAGTTTTATTGTTGAACTGTTTACTCTGAATACAAAATATAAACCAGAATCAAATAATTTATCACCAGGAACAAGGCTATTAACACTATTTCCAAATGCATCATATACAGTTGATACTATTCTATTGGTATCATAGAGAACAGCATCTCCAGTATATAATCCATGATCCAATCCTGACGTTACTATAAACTCCTTTCCTACAAAAGTTCCGCTAAACTTAATTGTTCTGTCGTTAGTATTAATTGTGTATGATGGTAATGATGAAGATGCTACTAAAATATCTTCATTAGTTTCATACACGTTTTGTACATTAGATGTATATTGTCTTGCTTGTACAAAGTTTATTGTTGATGCTTTTAATATATTCCTATAGATGGTATATCTCTCTGCAACATTTAGACCACCTTGACCTTTAATGGTTAAGGACTTTGCAGAAGAAACTTCAACAACTTGACCTACTTTATCTGCACCATCTTGTCCAGTAATTGTAACTGAATCACCTAATTTAAATGAATGATCAACATTTAAAGCAATGTCCCATGTTTGGTCAGAGGCATCGACTAAACTTACACTTTTTACATTATACTTTGCATAGTTATTATAGAACCAACTATTTGTTTTAAAATTTCTAGATTTTCTACCTAATGCGGATATTTTACCAGTATCTCCTGCATTGTACAGATTTGCATCTACAGGATGTTCCAGTTTATTGATTACTTGATTAATTCTTACTTTAATTCTTTTTGATGGATCAAGAGTTGATTGTCCATATGTACAAGTATCAATTCCAATACTTGTGCAATCTAGAATTGTTTTAGTTACATTACTAACTCCATAAAATTGAGTTAATGATTTTGATGTATATGATACGATTCCAATACTTTCGTCATTGTAAGTAACTGATAATTCACCAGTTGTTCCAAATCCAACAGTTGAGTCTACATCAAAGAAAGTAGATCCTGCAGATATTTGTCCTATATTTTTAGTTCTTGGAATTGGTTGGAATTTACCATAAGTAGCACCATCAACAGAAATATCTCTACTATATCCAGCATCGATGCTCAATTGGTAAAAAGTCTCACCATCATTAGCAACAATAGTCTCAACAGCAGTTATTGGTGCATATGCTTTTTCAATTCCTGATCCAAAAGCATATGGTTGTTGAATTAGAGTTGCTAATTCAAGTTCTGTTGGATCCCCTTCAATTGCCTCAACTATTAAATCATTAGTAACTCTATAATCAGAGTTTGAGGGTGTAAAAAGATATTCTCTTGGTTTTACTACTTCTACTTCTTTATTATAAAGAGATTTGAATAAAATTTCAAAAGATCTATCTGTTCCTCTACTACTATAAAAATCTTTTGACTGTTTTATAAACGTATCTTGGTTTAAAGCATCGTCAAATTTTCTCTCATCTAAAAGTGGCAAAAATTGACGTTTTGTTTTCTTTAAAAACTCTTTTAAGAAAAGATTGCTTAAATTTTGAACTTCAGTAGATGCTAAATGTTGTTCAGCACTCGTTGACTCAAATACTAACTGTTCTGGATTATCTTCTGAAATGTAACTACTAATTCCAGAAAATCCTCTAACACAACCAGTAAATGATGTATCAGTTTTACCAGTATATGTTATTATTTCATCATCAATTTTTAAAAGACCATAAGAATCGGGAAATCCTACAGTTCCAGTTTCAGGCTCAACTTCAATAGTTCTATCATACGCTTGAAGATCAATACGTAGTTCAGTGGATTCAACTAAATTAGTTGTATTATCAAGTTTAATATATTGATCAATATTTTGAATTAAATCAACAGGAGCACCATCAAACTCTTGAGCAATATAATATTGCTTTAAAAAATCCTCTATTAAAGGATATTCCTCCCTTACATATTGAGGGAGTTGATTTTGAACAATGTTATTAAATTGAACTCTATTCTCTGGCATTGTTTATATCGGATTAGTACCCTGAAGAAGGAGATGATGATGGGGTTGATGACGGTGTTGATGTCGTTGAACCAGTAGAAGAACCTGTATTAGATGTTCCACTAGCAACAGTACCTGTAGTTGCCGTAGAGGGCGTTGTAGACGCTGTAGGTATCGTCTGAGTGGGTCTACTGTTACGACCACCAGGACGTACTAAAACGCCATTGTGGTAACTTGAGGTAACAACGTAATTTGATGCGGAAGGATCAAGACCAGAAGATATTTCATCTACTATGGTTGTGAATACACTTTGACCAATATCTAGTTGTAAGTACAAGTCCTGTAATCCAATCACATCATTCGATTTAGGACATGCAGAGATTTCAATAATTGTTTGACCATCCTTAACTTTACCAGAAAGTATATTGATAGGATTCAACGTCAAAATACCCTTTTTATAATTTATGCTACCAACATTACGCCTAATAATCGTTGCACTTGTAGAATTTACTGAAGGCACACTGAACAAGAATAATTCCCCACTTTCTCTATCATTGTTAGGTATATCAGAAATATAGACATCAGTTGAAATACCTTGAACTCTAAAAGCAGAAGATTTGATATTATATCCATTCATACTCTTTATATAAAACTCATTACCAAAACCAATTGCATATTCTGCGAATGCATTTACTGCAACTCTCAAATCTCTTCTTATTTGGATAGTTGTAATGTTTGAAGTAATTGATTCATTACTTTCATCAATAATTTTTAAGAATTTACTATACTTAAATCTTGCACCATACTTATTCAATTCAGAAGAATCTGCATATTTGGTTGCATTTGCCTGTACAGAACTTTCAACAAAAGTTCCACTAGGTGCTAAATTGGTGTTAAAATAGATTTTTGTGTCAATTTCAAGAAATAAGTATTTCAAATCAAGAATTTCTGGTACAATACCAGCAACACTAAACTTTTTAAGTTTACTTTTTATATTTTGTTTTACCAAATTAGGTAAAAAGTCACCAAATCTTGGTTTAATACTAATAAAGACTTTTCCATATTGAGGAGGAACTAGTTCTTCACCACCAAATACTGAGATTGATTCAGTTTCTGGATAAATTTTAGATGGAATTAGTGTTTCATAGTCACTAGCTGTCACTGCTCGGTTTTGAGAAGAGTATATTTTAGGTGCAAATTTTCTTACAGACTCAACACTCTCAATAGTTTCACCACCAGCAGATGGTAATCCAGTGGATAATAAAGAAATTCCTGAAGTTATTGGATATTCTACTGCATTATGAGTATGACTTATCTTACCAGCAAAGTTAAAATTGGAAACTCCATTACCATCAACACCATTCGTTGCAATATATTGAACAGTAATGAAATTTTGATCCTCTAAAACTCTTCCAAATATACCATCACCAAAAAATATCTCATATCTTTCGTCACTTATCTCCTGAATAAAGTAACATCTTGAATTTTCGTTAATTTCAAAGATATTATCCTTCAAAGAATACTTGGTTGTAGCAGTTGTAAACTCATTTTCCTTAACTCCAACCGAAATTAACTCCGTATCAACCCCAGTATTAGGTAAAATAAACTTTTGATTTGGATTTCTTGAAGAAAATGTGTAATTTGACTGTAAAAGTGTACCCTCACATATTTTGATATCATCAAATGTTGCAAGATTATCTACAACAGGCACTGTAATATCATCTAAAATTGAAAAAATGAATGATTGACCACCAAAATTACCTTTTGATGTTGCTATAGGACCTCTCTTAAGGGTTAATGTAACAGGTTTTGGTGTAACATTAGAGGTATCTACGAAAAAACTAACAGTTGCTCTTGCTGCTTTTCTTGATCTAGGTACATATCCGATGTTTCTTGCTAATGCAACTACATTTTCTCTCAATGTTGCACTATCAATGAACACTTCATTTGCCACCATGTTGGCATTATATGAAGTTATGTAAGTATTATATGCTAAAACGTCAATAATCGTCGATAAATTCGATCCCTCGAAATCATAATCCGTGAAATTCGAGTTAGATTTTAAATAATCTTTGAGTGATGTCTTAACCTGGTTAAAATCCAGGTTAGAAAAGTTAACTAACGGCATTTTACCTGGTTGATTGCAAAACGAATTCTAATTGTTGTGCTGGAGTGTCTATTCCAATTATCTCATAAACAATAATAACGTTAAATGCATTCCCTTCAAAATCGGGGATTGTATCAACTCTAATCAATTTAACTCTTGGTTCAAACCTATTAATCGATTCAGTTATTTCGTCCTTAATTTGAAGGGCAGAAATTTCGTCTATATTCTCAAAAAGTGATTCAGATATCCTAGATCCGAAGTTTTCTTGAAAAAACTTCTCACCAGGAATTGTAAATACAATATTCCTAACTGATCGGGCAATAGCATTCTCATTTTTAAGGACAATAAGATCCTGATTCAGGGGATTTGCCTGAAACGTCATACTTATGTCCTTAAAACCTTGGCTAACCCTTTCTAATGGCACTAAAATACAGCAATTATACTTTATTTATCATCGTAATCTAACGATATTCGGCAATTACCTCATAACTTTCAATATCATAGTCAAAACCATCATCAGGTTCCTTCAAACGCTGATAAAAATCATTAGAACTTTCAATTTTATCGCTTTTTTTGGGTGTTAGGTCATCTTCGACAATTTCTCTTAACATTTTTGATGCCATTTCGACCTCCTTTGGTGGTTTTTATAAAAAAAAGTGTCTAAACACTCGTTTTGATGTTATTTAGACACTAAATATGCTATTTTTTACTTTTCCGTGTCTTCTAAAATAATTATTTCGTCTATTTCTGCATTTTCTTCACTTTTTTTCCTTTCTTTGCTTGTTTTCCAGAAATAATTCTCATCATTTCCTAATCCATCCCTATCATGACCGTTTTCAACTTGGTAATATACCGTTGAAACCTTAAAATCAGGACTTTTTGGTGGTTCTGGTGTTAAACTGTTATCATAGATACGCATTCTATTGTTTGGATAGAGTGCAAACTGCCCATTATCCAATTCAATGAGATTATGTGACTTATGTTCAGCAGGATTTTCACTTGTAGAGTAATCAACAGCATCAACATCTTGATGATAGTTGTCTAGAGTGCAAATATACGTCCCTGACTGGGTTCCATAGTCTCTTGTATACAATTCGAAGTGCATAGACCCAACAAACTGCTTCTGAACGGCAGTAACACCATAGTCCATACAATTCCAGAACTGGAGATTATGTAATTCCATATCTGGATCAGGTATTTCTGGTGATGACAAGAATGCACTTATAGGCAACTTGTCAAACATTGCTGCATAGTCAGGTAGATAGGTTTCAAAGTAAAAAGCACGTCCAGGTATGCTTTTAGCAGCAACCCAAACGCCTTTTACAAATTCACCATGTCCACTCTTGTGGTCTGTTAGATACTCTTTTCTTACCCATACTTCATATGCGGGTAGATTACAGATTAGTGCTGGCATAGTAGTTAATTTATTTCGAGAGGAGACGGAGGATCATATAATCCCAATTTCTCTGAACTTTTCGTTGAGTGACTCCTTCGAGGCACGAACCCGATATTGGACATCATCCCTACGAGACAATTCGGTGAGAATCGCTGCTTGGAGATCCCATAGATCTTCGTTAGTTTTAGAGGGTAGATGTTTCTCTACCCATTCTTGAATCTGTCTTTCCATAATTCAAAGAACACGAGTTTTTTCGTGACCCACTCTAATCCGAGGATCGCACCAGATATCATATCCTTTATCAATAGCATCTAAACAGAAACTAACGTCCTCTCCACACATATCCTGCACAGCACCTGATTCAAACTCTTGCATCTTCGGAGCAAACCAAGGATATGGAAGTTGTTCAAAGACACCCTTCTTAATGAGCACCCATCCGAAACCTGTGTAGTCCACGGTGAATGGCTTACGACGCTTACTGATTGACTCAACGGTCTCATGGTTCATTACTCCACCGTTCTTACGGAAGTCCTCTTCCTCTAACCAGTGTGCGACAGACGTAGTTGTGCCGTCCTCAGTGGCATACCAACCTGCGGTGATTTCTTTCTCCTCACCCTCTGCTGGTAATGCAAGATCGCACAACTGCCAGAACTTGTTAGTATCGAAGACAATATCCGAGTCAATCCACAACTGATAATCATATTCTAGTTTACCATCCCAAGGTGATTGATTAGGACCTCTCAGTACATTTGCACCTAAACACTTACAACGTGCAAAGTTTACCATAGAAGAGTAATCTTGAGAGATCTGTATACTCATTCCATTC